TCGAAAATTAGGGCACACACATGTCAGAGGTCATGGTCATAGTGGTGTTTATGAAACTGTTTCTGGAGGAACCTCATCCAATACTGCGACCGATGAAACAAAGTTTCCTGGACAAGGTGTTATTCCATATGATAATATTACGGCAGAATTTACTTATGCCGGTTATGATCAGGCACCTAGTTTCTTTGGTACTAGATTTGATACCGGAGAAATTAATGACATTAGAATTGGTCTCCGTAGATTTGTGAAAGATAATGTTGAGTTAGCTGGACCAGAAAACTGGGGATCTTTTGGTAGTTTTAGTGGATTTGGTGCTGGAGATGAAGGAAGAACTGTAATGGAATGTAAATCTGAAAATCCTCCAATTAATTTAACACCTTTAAGGGTTCAAAAAACTTCTCTAGCGACAAAAGCAAATTTTTCATATCCTGTTTGGGGTGGTAATAAAACCGGCAGTGTTAATGAGATTCCGTATGCTTTGGGTGGTGGTAATACTACTGTTCCTGAAGGTATCACTAATTATTATCCTGACGCTTCAGGTGCTGGAAACTTTGGTACTTTACTGAGCAATCCTGGATCTAGTTTTGAAACTGATACTAGCGTAGCAGCAGCAGCAAATGTTCTTGCTCATGATCATGAACCATTTGAAGTTGTCTATGACCAAGGTAGTCTAAAAGAACAATCTAGATTGGTTGCTGATGTCAATATTCCTGGTACAACAACTCTTGATAATGTATCAAATGTGGGAGCGTTGTCTATTAGTATGAACACTAGTCAACCATCAATGACCTGTATATACATCATCAGAGCATATTAAAATGGCAAATTATACATACGAAAGATCAAAATACGGTGGTTGTGCTGGAAGCATTATTATTCACTCAACACCGCAAATTTCTAGTAGTAATGATCCACTTACAGCACAATTTAGAGATACCATTCCAGCAGGATATTTAAAATGTGATGGTTCTGTATTAAATGCTAAAGATTTTCTAGCATTATCTCGAATACTTGGAGTTGGGGATGAATGTAGATTTAAAAGAGACGCATCAAATGTAAGAAATGCTGATGCTCTTACTGGAGACTTGGGGCAGTTTCAACTACCAGATTTGGGATCTAAAGTAATTGTTGGTGGTAGAGGATCTGGAACATATAATAATGACGTTGTTGAAAGAGAAGTAGCTTCCAATGTTGCTACTAATAGAGTTGGTCCTCAAATTGAAGTTATTTGTAATGAAGGTGATGTTATTACCACGACATTTTTAGGAAATGCTCGTGTTACTGCTAGTGGCGCTCTTAATATGTTAGGATCTCCCAAATATATTTTAGGCAGAAATACGACTGAGACGGAATTAGATATTCAAAATTTTCAAGGTCATCTACATTATTCCAATCAATCATATCTTAACTATTCTGCTAGACATTCCGTGGGTAGACAAGGTGGTAAAGATTATGCTCAAGCTCTTGGCACTAGTGGTGCAGGAAACACAATAGATTTTACATTTGATGGCGGTAGAGCATCACTTCACGATCATAGAATCACTAGACCCACAACATATACTCATAACTTTACTTATTCATATGATGAGCAAGATATCGATATGACTGGTGTTACGGCAAGAGTTGATGTTGATATATCAAATGAAGAAAAAATTGATCAACTAGTTACACCTTTTATTCTTGTAGAATACATCATTAAGTTTTAAAAATGACCCAAGATTCTAGTTTCACAAGTAGATCTCCAAATAATCAAGGATATACCGGCACCAATACTAATGGTGCATGGTCTTCTTTTATGAATGGTTATAATATTGGTGGTGTTGATCCTGGTGGTTCTGGTAATGGTAGTAATAGAACATTTTCTTGGACTATTACTTTTGCAGATTATGGCAGACAAATATTCTATGCCAATGTAGATGATAGTGGAGCAATCTATATTAATGGCAACTATGAAATGGGAATGGGTGGTTTTAGGAGTCAAAGTGCAGTTACTACTGCAAATTATTATGGACCAGGCACATATACTCTTAGTGCTACTGTTATTAATTCTGGTGGTGGACCTTGGGGTGTTGCTATAGATTGGATTGGATTTTTTCCTCCCCCACCTGTTCCTGGATGTACAGATCCCCGTGCTACAAACTATAATCCAAGCGCAGATCTTGATAATGGAACTTGTACATATCCCACACCAGGTATTACTTTAAATTTTAATCCTACTGCTATTCAAAGGGGATTATCATCTACATTGTCTTGGTCTGTTACTAACTCTACATCCAGATCTTTAACTGGTCAAGGTAGTGTTGGAACACCTGGTAGTATTATTTTAAGTCCCACTAGTACGATTAGTCGCACTTTAACTGCAGATTATTTTGGAATTACGAGCAATTCAGTCACGAAAACTTTAACTGTTTATGTTCCACCTATTTTTAATATTTCCACCAATAAAACGGAAATGATGCTTAATGATATAGCTAATATTTCTTGGTCTGTTACTGGAGATGGTGATGGATTAAATTGGACTCCTATTTTAACATGGTTGTCTGGCGGTCTTACTAATGGTAATTTAACTAGTAATTCAAACGTAACTCCATCAGATACTACAATATACACAGGTCAAGTTTCTGGCGTAGGTGGAACTGATACAGGTACTGTAACTGTTATTGTTTATCAACCAGTGCAATTATCTGTAGATCCCCCAGCAAATTTGGTATATAACAGCCAGGGAACTATTAATGTTACAACAAAATATGCTACAGATTCTATAACGATAACACCAACATATAATTATGATTTTGTTGGTTCTACTACAGGATCTGTAGTTAACTTGCCTGTTAATAACGCTGCTGATATGGGTGGAACTGAATCTACTACAGGATATACTACAACAATACCCTATAATGACAGGGGACCATTAAGTGTTTCATATGTAATCAGAGCAACAGGTAAATTGGGCAACTTCCAAGAACAAGTAATTAGCATTCCAATTATTATTGACGATACTCCAGAGAATCTAAATATTCCGGAAAGTGAAGATTTAATAAAAGATCAAACACCAGTTGTTTCACCAGAGGTAGAAGTTTTATCTGATTTAATTTTAATTGATGATATTGATATTAAAGTAGAAGTTAAGAGTAACTATCCAATTCAGGTTGATCTTAATCAAGATGGTGATTGGACCGATGTAAGAGAGATCTAAAATGGCAGACTTTCAGCAAACATTTAACAGCAACGGATCAGTACAAATTCCAAGTTATGCGATTAATATTCGTGTAGATATTGCTGGAGCTAGCGGTGGTGCAGGTGGCAACGATGCTCGCGCCAGTCGTGGAGAAGGTGGTGCTGGAAGAAGAGCAAATATATATTTTCCTAATCTTACTGCTAGAAGATTAGATTTCTATCTCGGAAGTGTAGGTGGCGGCGGCGGTGGAGGTGGCAATGGTCCTGGTGGTAGTGGCGGATCATCTCTAACTGCTGCTGGTGGACAGGGTGGAAATTCTGCTGATTATGGATCTTCTGGTGCTGGTGGCGGTGGCGGTGGTGCTACTGGTATTTTCGATACTTTTAGCAATAAATGGGTTGCTGTCCTTGGTGGCGGCGGCGGTGGAGGTGGCGCTTCGTTGGGGAGATCCGCCACCAATGGTGGCACTGGTACTGGACTATTAACAGGAAATCCAAACAATCGTACTGTTGGTGGTACTGGTCAAAAAAATACGACTGAAAATGGATCCAATAAGAGTGGTCCTGATGGCGGCGGTGGAGGCGGCGGCGGTGGTGGTTGTGTTGGCGGTGCCGGTGGTGCATATGGCGTTGATAGTAACCGAGGAGGTGGCGGCGGTAGTGGCGGTCAATCTGGTTATAATAGCACTTATTGTAGTTTTAATTCCAATTCAGGATCACAGCATTTTGGTAATGGATTCGCAACTGTTTATTATGACATTGCAATCCCCACAATTAGCAGTTTTTCGGTAAATCCTACAGCATTTAAACGTGGAGAATGTACTACATTATCTTGGTCATCTACAAATGCGTCGAGTGCTAGCATTAATCAAGGTGTTGGAGCAGTTGGTGTAAATGGAAGCACTGTAAATTGTCCCACCAATACTACTACTTACACTTTAACTGTTTTTGGAAATGGTCTTTCCGCAACAGCAACAGCAACTGCTACTGTTTACGTTCCACCTATTTTTAGTATT